TGGGGCTTCCAGCGTGATATCGTCGTCAACCGTGAATATGTTGCGAAGAAGGATACAATTGAATATACTGTATTCGTTCGCTTCGGTATTCAATGGGAAGAAGAAGACGCAATTGCGTGGGCAGATGCTGCAGCAGATGCATAATCTGTGATCAGTACCTTTTGAGAGGGGGCAGGGGTTATATCTCCTCCCCCTCTTAATCTTTAGTATTCTGTTATAATAGACACACAGGAGGTATAAAAATGTCAGAAGAAAACAACAATGGTTCAGTAGAATATACAGCACCAGAAGTACAGTTTGCACCATATATGGCTCCAGAAAATTCTGTAGATTCAATTTGGGGTAGCCCAGCAGCACCTGCTACTTATGAGGCTCCAGGAGCACCAGAAGAAACTCCAGCCCCAGCATATGAAGCACCAGTTGCTCCAGTAGAAGTTCCTGCAGCGTATGAGGCACCAGTAGCACCATCAGACAATGTAATTACAGCACCAGCATTTGCTAGGTCAGAAGTTCCAGCAATGGGAGTTGTTGAAAATGGTGTAATTGGAGCAACCGTATTAAAGCCAGAACCTAAAAAGACTGGTAAAAAGCCTGCTTCAAAGAAGGCAGAAACTGTTGCAATTTATTCAACCAAAAATGTAACATGGAACGGTGTTGGAAAAGTTTATCGTGGCTACAATATTGTAGAAAAAGATGCTGCAGATAAATGGCTTACCCGTGATCATTGCCGTATTGCTACACCAGAAGAAGTAAAAAAGGAATTTGGTAAGTAGTAATGGAAATTTTGAGAGTTCCGCCACTTCCAATAACTGTACTTATTGATGTACCAAGTGCATCAACTGAGTACGAGTATAAGGTTATTGATTTGGCGGACTCATCAGAAATTAATGAAACCGTTACATCAAATACATCATCAAAAATATTAGTTACGCTACCATCAATATACGATAATGATTATGAAGTTGTTGTCGAAGGAAACTCACACTTCTATGAATTAAGAAGGCCTTATTCAAATCCAGAAAATTATGGAACAACTGCGTCAGAGATTAACGCATACAAACTTAATGAAGAATTAGCAAGAGCAATTATAGATGCAGATAGCGAAGAATTTTATTATAAAAAAGAAGTAATAGAAACAACAGGTCTAGGCTTAGACTATATTCCTGTTTGGAAAGAAGTTCACAAAGTACTTAAAGTCTATGAAAACAATGTTTTGGTTTGGGATGCAGATAATCCAGACGATTATTCAGTTGAATATGTATTAACAGATGACAAGACCGCTATAACTATGGCCTCGTCTGAACCAGTAAATAGAGATGAGTCTGCAAGAATATTATTACCAGCATCTCCTACAGATGTAGTTGATTTTCATTATGCTCCACGAGGATTTCCAAAAGGCTGGGATTATAAAATAATTGTTGCAACAGGATATCCATCATTGCCATCTGACATTACTAGAGCAGCAGAGATTTTGATTCATGATATTGAGTGTGGCAAGTTAGATTATTATAAAAGATATATTGCTGCATACAATACGGATCAATTTAGAATTCAGTTTGACAAATCGGTTTTTAGTGGAACAGGGAACCTAATCGTAGACAAAATACTATCTAAGTATGAAAAGTCTATTAAATATATCGGGGTGTTGTAATGGTAATATGCGAAACACCAGACTTCGCCTTCCCAATGCTTGCTGACGTATATCATCCAATTGTAGAGCAAGGCGCTTATGGAAATGTTAAAAAAACTTGGGTTTTAGATAGAACAATAGCATGTTCATTTAATGCAGCAGGAACTGCATTTAAAGAAGAGGTCACACCAAACATAAATATAACACAAGACAAACTACTTCTTGGTAGGACAAAGAATGATATAAGAATGTCAAGTTTAGAGGCTCGTAACTCTATAACTAATGTTATTATTACAAATATTCGTGATAAAAATTGTAATGAAATATATACAGAAACATCAGGGCCACGTGCAGGCAAGTCTACAATTTTTGAGATCGCAACTCAAGACCCATTTACTGGTCCGTTTGGAAATGTTGAATATTATAAATTAGTTATACGTAGATCAGAAAATCAGGCGGTAGACGTATGATAGTTAAATTTAATAATGCAATGTTTAAAAAAGATATGAAAAACATAATTGATTATTCTATTGGCTTTTTAGATGGTGTAAAAAAGGGCAAGACCCCATTCTTACAGGCAGTAGGTTTAGAAACAGTAGAATTAATGAAGCAATACATTGACTCAAGTGCAAGAACAAATCCAGCAGTTCTTCATCACGTATATGAGTGGAATCAGGCTGGAAGTCCAAATGCAAGATTGTTTGATATTAATTATACGGTTAGTGGGCTTGGACTTTCTTTTAGATCTACATTTACACAATCTACATCGATTAAAAACGGATCTCGTGTTCCATTTTATGACAAAGCAAGAATTATGGAGCAAGGAATTTCTGTAACAATAAAACCAAAGCAGGCTCAGGTTTTAGCATTTACTGATAATGGTGAAGAGGTTTTTACTAAGGGACCAGTTAACGTAAGTAATCCTGGTGGCGATGCTGTTGCTGGAGGATTTGAGAGAACGTTTGATGAATTTTTTAATAGATACTTTACTCAGGCATTTTTAAGAGTAAGCGGTGTTGCAAAATATTTAGAAAATCCAATAGCATATAAGAAAAATCTTCCTGCAGGTAAAAGGGCTGGAAGATCAAAGGGTATCGAAACAGGATATCGCTGGATAGCAAACGCAGGAGTAAGTGCATAATGGCCATTTCATATCCACCAATATTTATAAACGAATACTTAAAAGAAAAACTTCCAATGACAGGAAGAGAATCTATGCCATTTTTTCCAACAATGCCAACAGACCTGCATTCATTAACAGAATATTTTCCAGACGGGATGTTTGCAGTATTTGACAGAATGTTTAAAATGCGAAGAGGACCATTCCCACACATAAAGTGCGAGCAACTTCTTTATTATTTTTATAAAGTAGATGGTGATCCAGAGTTACTGATAGAGCATACACAAAGAGTTCAAGATTTGCTTGATCGTGCAGACGAATCTGCTCAAGAACTTAATGCTTGGATAGGGTCAAAACTAGTTAATGGTATTTTTACTGTGGCTGGCAAGGAGTTTTTACCAGTATATTTTCATAACATTAAAATATACCAACTAGAAGAAACTAGGGATATAATAGATTTTGGAACAGCAAGAACCTTTGCTGGCAATAAATTAATCATAGATTATGACTATCACCCTATGGGGCATAATGTTCCAAATTCAGATACCCTAAATTCAGACCAATATAACGGTACAATAATTTCATAAAAGGCCTGTATAATAATAAACGAGGAAACACGCCTTTTATTTCTATAGAAAAAAAGAGGTGAAATTAATGGCTCTAGGTAATAGCAGTAATATTATCGTAGGTGCAGCGCAGGTCTGGGTACATGACGGACTACTTACGGACGCCGCTCTGCCAGCATATGTTGATGCCGTAAAATACGGAACAACACTTGATGCAGATGCTGACTTCCGCAATGTTGGTTACACCATGAATGGTTTGGAACTACAGTTCCAGCCAGATTTTGGTGAAGTCGCAGTAGATCAGGTTCTTGACGTTGCCAAGTTGTTCAAGCAAGGTATGCAGGTAAACCTAAATACCACATTTGCTGAATCAACATTAGAAAATCTTCTTGTTGCAACTGCAGGATCTGACTCAGATCTTAGCACTGTATCAGGAAACCCAACACTCAATCTTAAGGCAGGAACCCTTGGTGAATGTCCTATTGAGCGTGGTATTGTAGCGGTTGGACCAGGAACAGGTGACTGTGAAGCAGGTTCAAACTTGGAACGAGTCTATGTTGCGTATCGTGCACTTTCAATTGAGAGCGTAACGGTATCTGCAAAGCGTGATGAGGCAACAATGTTTGAAGTTTCATTCCGCCTACTCCCTAATGACAATGGATCTTATGGTAAGATCGTTGATCGTACAGTCGACGTAGCATAATACAATTTAATAATACAGATAGCCCAGCCCACAAGGTTGGGCTTTTCTGTTTTGGTATACTTATATGTAATGGCAACAAAAATATATGATACAGCAAAAATATCACTGGTAGATGGAGAAGAAATAACCTTAACTCCATTAAAAATAAAATACCTCCGTGAGTTTATGTCAGCATTTGAATTAGTTAAAGATGCAAAAGATGACGATGATGCAATAACTAAACTATCTGAATGCGCTAGAATAACTATGCAACAGTATTGTCCTAGAATAAAAACAATTGAAGATTTAGAAGATAATTTAGATTTGCCATCAATTTATAAAATATTAGATATTGCAGCAGGTATTAAGGTAAGTGACAAATCTGATAAATCTGTCAAAAATCAGGCAACCGAAAGTGGCTCTACATGGGAAACACTAGATTTGGCTAAACTAGAATCAGAAACATTTTTATTAGGAATTTGGAAAGACTATGAAGAATTGGAAACATCTCTTTCTATGCCAGAAATGCTTGCTACACTAGAAATAAAAAGAGAACTAGACTACTCTGAAAAGAAGTTCTTGGCTGCAATTCAAGGGGTAGATCTAGACAAGCAGTCAAATAAATCTAATGCTTGGGAAGATATGAAGGCTAGAGTATTCAGCAAGGGCAAGGCTAAAGATGCAAATGATATTGTGGCCCTACAAGGTGTTAATGCACAACAGGCTGGATTTGGTATTGGTTTGGGATTAGACTATGAGGATCTCACCAAAAAATAAAGTGCACTATGGTATAATTAATTCAACCTTATAAGGAGGCAATAAATGGCTACTACCGTACATGAAGAAAAAACGGTAACATTAATCGATGGAACAACAATAAAGGTACGCCCTTTGAAGATCTCTCTACTTCGTCAGTTTATGTCTAAGTTTGAGGGTATCGCTGCTGTGGCGGAAGATAATGAAAAATCAATGAATCTACTTATGGAGTGTGTTGCTATTGCAATGAAGCAATACAAGCCTGAGTTAGCAGAAGACATGGAGGCTCTAGAAGAAAATCTAGATCTTCCAACTGTATACAAGATTGTCGAAGAAGCATCTGGAATCAAATTAACTGATGCATCGCTAGTAGGCAGTTTTGTAACAAACAGTTAATAGAGGTGCAAGTGAATGGCTGATATTCAGTCAAATATTCAAGTAAATATAGATACGTCGGAAGCGTTAGCAAGTATAAAGGCGCTTCAACGACAGATATCAGCCTTTCACACCTCAATGGCAAAAAGTGGTGCTGCTGCTGCTGCAGTATCCGCTAACTTACAACAAAACTTAGTTAACTCTCTTAATGCTACTGGTAAGTTTGCAGCAGAGATGCGAACAATTCGCACAAGTACAGAATCATTTACAAATTCTTTAGAAAAAAATAAATTTACAATGCGGGAATACTTCCGCTATGCTGGTGCATCAACAAAAACCTTTGGCAGACTTTTTAGATCCGAATTTGATACTATTGAAAAGGTTGCTCGTGAAAGAGTAAAAACTTTACAAACACAATACATAAAGATGGGCCGTGATGCCAACGGTGCAATGAAGGCAATTGCTGTTAGACCTCTTGCACTCGATATGGAAAATCTTGCTACAAAAACTCAAATTGCAGCACAAAGACAGCAACTCCTAAATCAACTTCTTAAGCAAGGCTCTACAAATCTTCTAAATTTTGGTAAGAATACACAGTGGGCTGGTCGTCAGTTAATGGTTGGTTTCACAATTCCTTTGATGTATCTTGGCACTGCAGCATCTAAAACATTTATGAAATTAGAAGAGCAGGCTATTAGATTTAAGCGTGTTTATGGTGAAATGTTTACAACTGGACAAGAGACAGACAAGATGCTCAAAGAGGTTCAGTTACTTGCAAAAGAGTTTACAAAGTATGGCGTTGCTGTTGAAAAAACAATGGAAATGGCTGCAACTGCAGCAGCAAGCGGTAAAATGGGAGCAGACTTACTTGCACAAGTAAATCAGGCAACACGACTTGCAGTTCTTGGTGGAGTAGAGCAAGAGCAAGCACTCGAGACAACAATTTCATTAACTAATGCTTTTGGTGTAGCAGCAGAAGATTTAACTAAAAAGATTAACTTCCTTAACGCAGTTGAAAACCAAACTGTTGTATCTATTGAAGACTTAACAGTTGCAATTCCAAAGGCTGGACCAGTGGTTCAACAATTGGGTGGAGACGTAGAGGATTTAGCATTCTTCCTAACTGCCATGAAGGAAGGTGGAATTAATGCATCAGAAGGTGCCAACGCACTCAAGTCTGGTCTTGCATCATTAATTAATCCAACTAAAAAAGCAAGCGCAATGCTTGCTGATATGGGAATTAATATTACAGGAATTGTTGAAGCAAACAAGGGTAACGTAAAGGGAGTAGTTGTTGAATTTGCTAAAGCATTAGATACTCTAGATCCACTAAATCGTGCTCGTGCAATTGAGCAGTTATTTGGCAAGTTCCAGTTTTCACGTTTGTCTACATTATTTCAAAATGTTATTGCACAAGGCAGTCAGGCAAGTCGTGTTTTATCTTTAACACAGGCAACCACTGAAGAGTTAGCAATTCTAGCAGAACGAGAATTAAAGCGTGTTGAAGAATCCCCAATGTATAAATTTAAGAAATCTATTGAAGATCTTAAAGTTACTCTTGCGCCAGTAGGAGAAGCATTCCTTAAGGCTGTAACACCAATTGTAGAATTTGTTGCAAAAATATTAGATAAGTTTAATAACTTAGGTGATGGTGCCAAAAACTTTGTTGTTATTTTAACAACTGTTCTTGCTGGTATTGGTCCAGTAGCACTTATGACATTTGGTTTGCTTGCAAACGGATTAGCAAACATTATTAAACTGTTTACAAGTGTTAAAAGTTTATTTAATCGTGTAGGACAGTCATCTCAAACACTTGGTGCCACAACCGAATACATGACACAAGAACAACTACAGGCTGCTGCAGTAGCGTCGTCGCTTGATCAAGTTCATAATAAATTAATACAAACATTTACATCTGAAAGAAATGCACTTACTGCTTTAATTGCTGCATATCAAAGAGCAGTTGCAGCACAAGCAGCATTTATGCCAGTTGCTGGAATGGTTCGTGGCAAGGGTGGTCCAAAGAAATTTAATAAGGGTACAGTTGGTGTACGTTATTATGCTAATGGAACAGATACAGTTCCAGCAATGCTAACTCCTGGTGAAGCAGTAATTCCTGCAGGACCAGCACAACATCCAGCCAATAAACCAGCAATTGCATACATGGTTGCAGGTGGTATTCTTGGACAACATGCTACTGGAACCACAAAAATTGTTGGAGACAGATCTGTTGGTTTTGGTGGAAAGCAGTTTGTTGCATCTACCAGTGCCAGCGTTATTGGAATTCAGAATTTAATTAAAGATGCACAAAGACTATCTGGTGTAATCTCAAATATAGACGATTTAATTTTACAGGCATTGAATGAAGCAGTAAACGCAATTAACTCAAAGGGTAAAGTTTCTATTAAAAACTTTAAGTCTGCACTTGCAACTGTGGGTGGCGGAGCAATTCCTATGGGCAAAACAACAAAGGCTTATCAAGGTGGATTTGCTGGAAATGCTGGAGTTGTTGCTGCACACGGAACTCCTGGTGTAGTTCTTTCTGCATCTCAGGCAAATAAACTTGGAGCACAACTAGCCCCAGGTGCAGTGGCAAGTCAATTAATGCAAACAACTGGAAACGTAAGAATGCTTTCAAACATGACATTCCCAATGCCAGCATCATTTAATAAAGGACAAATGACTGGTGCAGAAGGTGCAAAATGGGTTGGACAAAATAGAGCAAGATTTACATCTATGATTGCACAACAGCATGGCTTAAGTCCAAATGATCCAGGACTACTTGAGTTTGGAAAAATTATTGGACAAGCCTTAAAACGTATGGGTAATACTGTTGTTAGCGAAAGTCAGTTTGAAGAGATTATTGAACAAGGACTAAAGAGAGATCTTGATGCAGCAGCAAAGGGAGCATTATTAAAGTCTAAGAATACATTTGCAACTGCACAAATTGGTGGATTTGCTGGACGTGCAGGACATGGTGGAATACAAAGAGTAAATCTTCCAGCAAATGCAGCAGGACAAAGTTTTGCTGGACTTAATTTAGGTGGAAGAAGTTATAGGTCTCAAAATATTGCTCAATACAATGAACAGGCAGATAAGTTTGTAGTAAAAAGAGTTAGAGAACGTGCAAAGAGATTTGCAATTACAACTGCAACAGCATTTGAGTCTGGAATAAAAGAAGTTCTTCAGGTCGCATCTCCTTCAAAGAGAATGCAAAAAATTGGACAAGACTCTGGTCGTGGTCTTATTCTTGGAGCACAAGAGTTTGTAGATGATGCAAGAGCAGCAGGACAACAAATTGGTGGCGCTGCTGCACAAGGAGTGATGAGCCAATCTCAAAAGATTGCAGCCTCAAGAACATCACTTTATGGAACTGGTCCAATAGATCCTGCACAGAAATCAATAAGAAGACAATTAGAAAAACAAGAAAGACTTCGTGCTATTCAAGAAAGAAGAATGCTTCAGCAAAGTACAGTTGCTGGAATGGTAGCAGGCGGAGCAGGAGTAAAGAATGCACCAGCACCTGCCGATCCAGATGGTCCTGGAACTACTAGAGGAAGAATGGGTGCTGGAACAGGAATGATGGCAGCATCTGGGGTTATGATGGCAGCATCAATGGCACCAGGAAAAGTTGGCGAGGTAGCACAAAAATTAATGATGCCATTAATGACATTAACAATGCTCCTTCCATTAATTCAAAGCCCATTGGGAGCATTTGCAGTTGGTTTAACAGCAGTTGTTGCAGCAACCCTTGCTCTAAGGATGGCATTTGACAAAGCACAAGATAATGCAATGAAAATGGCTGAAGCCATGGGTAGTGGTGAAAAGGCCATTCAAGATTTATCTGAGTTTGCTGGAACTGCTCGTGCTGGAGAAATTATGGATAAGAGAAGGTCAAATGCTCTTTCACAATTCCAGGTTCAACCAGGAAAGACTACATTTGGACAAGCATATGTTCAGTCTGAACAAGGCAAGGCAATGCTTAAGAATATAACAGAAACAATGCAGACTGGTGGTAAGGGTGCTGCTAAGAGCCAACTAATTAATCAATTAACAACTGGTGTTGCATCTGGTGCAATCACTGTAGAACAAGCAAGAAGTATGGCAGCAAACATATCACAGCAACTAGGAGATTATGGTTTTGGAATACAGGTAAGTGCAAAGTTAACTGAATTGCTTGGTGTTAATGGAGAAAACTTACAGAAAGATCCATTAACGCTTAGAGTAAGATTGGTAGAAGAATCAAGAAAAGATTTGCAATCAAAATCTAAACTACTCAACACTGCTGCCCCAGGAGCATTGACACAAACACAAGGTAAGGTCCAAATGGCTGGTCTTGGTGCTGTAGGAGCCATAGCAGGAGGCAGTTTAGCAGCAGGTGCATTAGCGGGTGCAACAGCAGGATCTGTAGTCCCAGTAGTTGGAACTGCAATTGGTGCTGCGATTGGTGCAACAATTGCTGCAGGTGTTGGATACTTTGCTCAAAAAGGTCAGCAGGAAAAACTTGGTCGTGCTTCTGGAGCACATGTTGCAATGCAAAAAATGGCATTAGAACAAAGTCAAGAAATGCAAGATTCACTTAGACTTGAATACGAACAAAGAATTGCTAATGCTAAGGCAGCAGGAGACACTGCTGAAGCAATAAGATTACAAGGAGAGTATGAGGCAGCAAATGCTAAACTACTTGCTGAAAATGGAAGACTTGTAACGGATATACAGACGACATATGCTAATGCATCAGGTGCGGTTAAGGGAGCACTTGAAACTGGTGTTGATAAAGCAATCACACAAAAATACAAGGGTACAGCAATGGAAGACATTGCACCAATGGCAAAAGATTTAATTAATGATAGTGGGCTATCTAAAGAGCAGCAATATACATTAAAGATGCAAGTTGCATCTGGCAATATGGACCCAATGCAAATTGTAAATCTTATGGATTCATTTGGAAAAGATCAACAAACACTTACAAAGGTAATGGAAATTGTTACAAAATTTGGTGGAACTTTTGCAAATCAAGCGATGTCTATATCTAGTTTGTTTGTCGACAAAGATGGTAAGCCACTTAAGAAACAACAGACAAAGTTTATTGCAGATATTAGTACTAAGACTCCAGCAGAAGCAGAAAAATATCTAAATCTATTTACTCAAATTGGCAAAGTCGGACAATCTGAACTTGTAGATCTTGGAGTTGCACTAACATATTATAATAATAATCCAGAAGCAGCACAAAAACTAGATGAAACTATTAATAAGATTAATGAGCAAAAAGGAAAGATAAGTCTTGATATTGCAACAAAAATTGTTGGTGCAAAGGAAATGGAAGTTCTTAGAGCAAATCAAGAATATTTCAACTCTCTTCCACCAGAACAACAAAAGATATACTTGCAAACACTAACAACTGTTGTTAATATGGAAGGTAATAATAAAGATGCAGTTCAGGCTTGGCTTAAGGCAAATCCTGGAAAAACAGAATTAGATTATTATGGTCAAGCAACATACCAAGTAACAAAAACATCTTCAGACTCAACAACTAAACCAACTGGCAAAACTCCAAGCAGTGCAGGTAAGGCAGAGTCCTCCGTTCTTGACGACCTATTAAAGAAATTAAGAGATGTTAGAAAGAATCAGATTAAGGTTACTGAAGGCTGGGGCGCTTCTCGTAAAGCATTAGAAAGTTTGTTTGGTGGAAAGAAAACAATTACAGCATTTAGTGGTATAGAGCAAGACTTAAGAAAACTTGGTGCTGGACAAAATCTTATTGAACTTATCATTGGTATGGATCCAAAAGAATATGAGAAACGTAAAAAATCTTTATTTAAGTTTGATAATAAAGGAAATATTATTGGTCTAAAAAGAGATGCTAAGAATATTCAAGAAGCACTCAATTCAATAGTTGCTGGACAGTTCCAGTCAGGAATCGAAGAGCAGAGACAAGGAATTATAGATCAAAATAAAGCATTTGAAAAACTATCACAACTAGGAGTTCCAGTAGGAAAGGCGTATGAACTTATTGCTGATAAATCTTTTAGAGCAATGATTGCTACCGCTAAAAATAAAAAAGAACTTAAGTCAATGATTGACCTTTATAATAAATTTATTAAAGAGCAAGCAGCAAGTGATGCTGTCGCAGATGCAAATAAGGCTTTAGAAGATTTTGGCAAAGACTTTAATTTAACTGAAAAAATTAAAATGAATTTTTCATATGAAGAAGCCCAAGCAATATTTGCAGACCCAGTACTTAAAGCATTGGTAGAGGCTGGTCAAGAGGGCTCTGAACAATTTAAAAAACTACTAGAAGCAAGAATGAGCACCATTGACTTTATGCAGGGAATATTTGATGACGGATTTAATAAAGCGATGGAATGGTTTGATGTACAAGAAAAATCAATTCAACTAGACTTTGAATTGGGAACAAACATTAGTGGAAAAAATACTGTATCAGATGCTCTTGCCAAACTTTATGAAGGTACCCCAGTATTTACTGGTCCAGATGGAAAACCAATTTTAACTTTTAATCTTGAAGCAGATGCAAAGAATATATTAAAGTATGAAGATGAAGTTGCAAGAATGCAATACCAGATTGATGACTGGGAGTATTCGTTAAAGGAAATTGAAGATCAAGAAAATAAAATTAATGAATCTTATGATGCTAAATATAAAGCATTAGATGCAATTGCACAAGTTAATGCTAGAATAACTCAGCAAAATAAATCACAGTTAACTATTGCAGATGCTTTAGCGCAAGGAGATATTGCAGCAGCAGCAAAGGCTGTTCAAGAAGCACGTGCTCAAGCAGCACAAAACGCAATAGATGACCAAAAGAAGGCTTTAGATCAGGCAAAAGAAAACGCATTGGCCAATGTTAGAAATTCTCAAGGCTTTACAAGAGTTCAGATAGAAGAAAAAATAAAAAATCTTCAGGATGAAATTGCAAAGATTGAAGAGGCACAACTTGAGCCAGCAAGAGAAAGAAATAGACTTGCAGAAGTATTAAAGGAGCAGGCTGTTTCTACTTTAGAAGTTCTTGGAAAAACACGTACCGAATGGGAGCAGGTAAAGAACGGTATTGATTTGGCAAGAGTAACGAGCAAAGAATATCTTGCTGCAATGCAGGCTGCCCTTGATATTGTAGATAAAATTAAGAAATACTGGAATGATTTAAATAATAAAGAATATAAGACTTATCATAAAATAATAACAACCTTTGAATCAGGAACTGGTGGACCAGGTCCAGAGACACCACCAGTAGAACCACCACCATTTGTTCCGCCATCTGGTCCATATACTGCGCCAGACGATCCATTTATTCCTAGTGGTGGATACACCGCTCCAAGTGGTTCAACGAATGGTTCAAAGGGAGGCTCATCAGGAGGATCGACAAATAAAGGTTCTTATTCAGCACCTGGCACAGACATTAATTATGGTTTAAATACTGGTGGATCCACTGCTGCACTACATTTACAAGATTTAGCAAGATTGGCAAATGCTGTAACAGTTGCTAATATTACAAAAAATGCTGGACAGACTGCTGGTCAGCATGTTAATGATTTATTAAATATGAATGCTAGAGCAGATGCATTTTCAAAAGAAATAATTAATGCTAATGTAAAAAAGATGGGTTCAACTGCATACGGACATCTAGACGAACTCACAAACACTCCAGCACAAAAAGCAGCATCAGCAGCAGCCTTCGCTGCAGAGGCAAAAGCAGCAGCAGCAAAGAAAGCAGCAGAGGAAGCAGCAAAGAAAAAGGCTGCAGCAGATATTAAAAAGTTTGGTGGAAATGCAATAGCAGCATCACAGTTTGCAAATTGGCCTAGTGGAAAAGCATCTGGTGGATTAATTAAAAGATTTGCCTTGGGTGGACCAATTATAGGAACAGATGTTGTTCCAGCAATGTTGACACCAGGTGAATTTATAATGAGCAGATATGCGGTCGAGTCATTTGGTGTAGATAAGATGAAGGCTATTAATAGCGGAACATATGATTCTGGTTCAGTGTATAATTATAACTTAAGCGTAAACGTAAGGTCTGACGCAAATCCAGATCAGATTGCAAATACTGTTATGGCAAAAATACGACAGATTGATTCGTTGAGGCTGAGAGGCGGAAGAATGTAATGGCAGCACCAACATATTTAACGGGACGTAAAAAATATCAGAGACCACAGGCTATGCTATGGTCAGAAAATGCTGGCACCCTAGTTGCTGCTCCTACCCCAACTGATCCAGATTTTACCCTATATGTTCCAACAGGCCTAGAGATAGGCTCAGATCCTGGCTCAGAGACCAATACAGCCATGATTGACCAGTTCTTGATACTTTCAGATGACAATCGCAGTCCAATCGATTTTAGGCCTATTAGAATCGAAAAGCGGGAAAGAATGGTAAATGGCCGTATGAGGTCCTATCATATTGCAGATAAGATGGGTATTGATGTCTCATGGCAAATGTTACCATCTAGATCATTTTATACTAGACCAGATTTTAATTCAACAACTGGATTACCATCAGTTAGCGGGTATGGCAGACCAAACTATTTAGACGAGCAATATACAACAGATGGTGGAGCAGGCGGAGTTGAACTATTAGACTGGTATAAAAATCATACTGGCTCATTTTGGGTTTATCTTTCATATGACAATTATGCAAACTTTGGTAAAGACGAAAAGGCTTATGGGCATCTTGGTCAATATAATGAATTAATTGAAATGTTTTTTACAGACTTTCAATATACCGTTGTTAAGCGTGGTGGAAGTAACTATGATTTTTGGAATATTTCTGTAACTCTGGAAGAGGTATAAAGTGTTTCAGAATGAAGAATTAAAAAATCATTTAGAGACATCTTCTGTTATTAGAACTCAATCTGCTGTAATTGCAGAATGGAATATGAATATTCCTAATAATATTTTACAAATAGGAAATTATAGATATAGACCAACTGCATCAGATTCTAGCGCAGACGCAAAATATAGAATACCAGCAGGAACATTTGATATTAATGATTCTGGTAATTTTTATACTGGTGCAACAGATGCAGATATTAAAATAGATGGTGGCCTAGATCCAGAAGATAATGCAACACCAATGTTTTTAATTTCTAAAAAAGAAAAACAAAAAATGCTATATTCTTTAGAAGACTGTTTTAATAGATTTAGACCAAGATCTGGAATTAATAAAGCCTCATATATGAGTGGTAGATTTTTACATCATGCAAACTTGAACATGTTTAATCGTCCAAGATACTATATGCCAGACAAGAATGACTCTTTTAAATACTGGACATCTCATAGAACAGAAAATGGAAATGAATATGGCATTGCAAATATATTGTTAAATGGTCAAAATTATATAGATGATGCAGCACCATATGTTGTTTACAAAGAAAAGGTTCCAGCAAATAGAATTGTTGTAAAAATGCAAACTCACGTAGGAGAAACCGATCTTGGAACTTTTACTAGTTTAGGTAAAACATTTTCAGACCCATTTTATGGCGATGTAAATAAGAGAACGCCAACTAAGTGGAAAGTTCAGTATCTAGACGACAAAAATAATTGGATAGATATTATAGGATTTAATGGCTCTTCAAAAAGAAGAGACGGAACTCCAGTAATTAAATCTGACGGGTATGTAGAGTTAGCATATGGTTTAATAGTTCCAGATAAATATAGAGACACCTTTATTAAGGCTGAAGAGTTTGCAACAGCGCTTTTATTGCCAAAAGAGAGTTTAGTTGGGTATGCCTACCTCATCAAATCTTCTGAAACAGATATTGGTACATACCATATTTGGACTGGTAATACTCCAAGCGGTTACGAACAGTTTACCCCAGTTTATGGTTGGTACTTAGAAGAGGAGACAGTTGATAGATTAACAAATTTTGTAACAGATCTTACATCTCCAATATCATATAAAGGTGCTCAAGATAATCAAACTAAATATCGTGAATTCTCTTATATAAATGGGCTCAGGGTTGTTGTAGAAACAATGAACAAGTTCGACTCATGTTTTGAACTAATTGAATTATCGCCAAGATTATGCGTAGATTTATCTGATAAAACCACAGCATTTTCATTAAATAAAATAGCGTCAGATGTTGGAACATCTGGCCTGCCAGTTGGTCAGTTATTAGCATCTAATGGCTCATTAACATTGTTTGATTATGATCAAGCATTTAATACAAATAATTTAACTAGCATAGTTAAAGACTTTATTACAAAAAATATACAGATTAAGTTCTATGAAATAATTATTGACGTTGATGGATATGATTATTTTATTCCATTAAAAACGATGTATACAGAAGGATTTCCAACAACAGATAGCAGGTCCAGAACAGTTACTCTAACCCTAAGAGACATGTTCTTTTATATGGAATCGCTACTTGCCCCACAAATTTTGCTTACAAATGTTTCATTAAGTAGTGCTGTATCAATGCTGTTAGATTCAGTAGGGTTTTCTAATTACACATTTAAAAGATTATCTTCAGATAAAGAAAGTATTATTCCATACTTTTTTATTCCACCAGATAAAACGATAGCAGAAATATTAAATGATATTGCCCGATCTACACAAACTGCAATGTTTTTTGACGAATATAATAATTTAGTCTGTATGAGTAAAGAGTACATGTTGCCAACATTGACACAAAGAGATACAGATTTTACGCTTATTGGATCAAAGGATATACAACAAGACGGCGCTATTAAAAATAAAACTACCTCTAATAAATTATCTAATATTATTGGAATATCTTCTCAAAATAGTGATGTATTTAATGATGGGTCAATTAGATATAAGACACGGTATATTCAAAAAACATATGGCAGTATTCGTCAGGCCAGTTTAATTGATAGAGAAAAAACCTGGATTTATAAACCCGTACTTTTATGGGAGGTCGAAGGAACAGAAAATACAAAATCTGTAAATGATCAATCTGGAAAGCAGTCAGACTATGTTCTTAGTGCTATTCCACTAAACTCAGATTTAAGCAATACAGTTCCCACAGTATCAAATAACACTGTAATTAATAATACTATGGATTTAGGCGAAGGTGTTTATTGGATAAGCAGATATAACGGATATTTTTATGCAAATGGAGAAATTATTAAGTATGATGCTGTTCAATATAGCATTACAGATTTTGGAAATGTTTGGATTACGAGCACAAGAGATTATCAAAACTACTTTTCAAAATTAAGACATAATGGCAAAATATATCCAACAGGACTTGTAAGAATCTATACTAAGCCATACTATGAGATTATAAATGGAACAACAAGGCTAAAGTCTGGAGCAGTAGAAAAGCATGGTCGTGGGCAGTTTGGTACATCTGTTTTTTCTCATAATGCTGGCCTGTCTTCATATTGGTCAGACAATGCGAATGTACGTGGATGCTCCATGAAGTCAGAATTCTTATTTTCATTAATACCAACATCAGACGCCAAAGAAGCATCCCTTGAATTAGAACTTGATAGCGGTCCTGCTGGAATAAATAATGAATTAGCAAAACAAACTGTTAGAAACGGAACTATAAAAAATTTCCTTGCCTTGTCTTATTCAAATGAAACATCTTCTAATGCAATATCATCTACACAATCTGGAACAATTCAGTCATCTGCATTAGTTATGAACGGTCCATCCTTTCCTACAACTCAAAAGAGTATTGATTTTATATCATATATAAATAAGCCATTAGATAATAGATTTAAGCACTTTGGAACACGAATGAGAATTATCGGAAAAATAGAAAATAATGAAAATCGTGGGCAAACTCCAATTGGCTCAACAACATATTTTGTTGTAACAGGAAATACTCCAGATCAAAATATCAACGTAAGTGGTGGCTCTGGAGGATTAGCAGTAATGCTCAATCCATCTACAAATGTTGGATACTACTTTGAGATCATGGCTCTTACTGAAAATAACATAACTGATTATAATTCGTCTGCAGAAAATTTGCATAACATTATTTTTTATAAAGTTTTAAGAAGTTCTGAGGATGTAGAAAATACAACAATCAAACAGGGAGATGCAATTCCAGTAAAACTATGGGGAGGATTATCAAACATTATTGTTGATGATGGAAACTTTACTGGTCAATATAGAATGACTGGAGAAGAGAACCCAACAGTTTATGATCTTGCTGTTGAATATCAGGATATTGGAACATTTAGAAGATTCTTTCTTTATATCAATAATAAAATAGTGGCAACTGTTGATGATACAGAACCATTACCAATTTATAATAATATGGCACCATTTATTCGTGGTTCTGCACGATGCATGTTTGAGAATATATATGCATTGACAAATAACTATAGTCAAAATACTGTGTTTGCTTTAGACACACCGATTATGTCTGCAATCAATGACTCTGAAATTGATGTCAATGAGTCATTTAGAAAATATTCTATGAGTGGTATTGTTCAATCTACATACCTTTCTGGAATTAGCCCGAACGATCCTCCAAAATATAATATGTATTTTGAAGAATTTGGAACTATTATGCGTGAGGCCTCCTATTTTAATATTAGATATGATAAGGCATATCCAGCACTATACGCCAAAATGTCTCCAACATTCAACAAACTAAAGGGGTATGTTGTTTCTGGATTTAGGGCGGGATCTTATGGTGCAGAATTTTTAATATTTAATGCCACAGACACAGCATTAAACCTAGATGCAAGTAGTGGTAATTATTTAAGAATACAAGGAATAACCTTTACACAGGAATCAGAGCATGATTATAAGGTTGATGAATATTTTTCTAGAAATAGTGATTTTTCAAATCCACAATTTAAGGCAGATACACTTGTTAGATCACCATTAATAATTAAACAGCAATATGATGATATTAAGGCAAGTAGAATGACATACGGCAAAAAAGACTTTTCTATTGATGCACCATATTTACAAACACAAGATGATGCACAAAATATTATGTCTTGGATTATTTCTAAAATTATGAAGCCAAGAAAGTCTGTAGGAGTTCAGGCTTTTGGAGTTCCTATATTACAATTAGGAGATATTGTAAAAATTGACTATAAGGACTCAGAAGGAAATAATGAGATTTGCTCAGATGATTCTAGATTTGTTGTTTATAATATTGAATACAGTAGGCAGTCTGATGGACCAGAGGCTAAAATATATTTAAGTGAGGTTGTGTAGTATGTCATTTGACTATAGTGGATATCCAGAAACACCAGACGTTATATATCACCATAAGGGGTACTCTGCACCTACCGCAGCATCATCCAATGTTGAGGCAGTATCCGCAAGCCTTATGGGGATTTCTGGATCACAAAACACTGGTTCCTCTTCTAGTGCTTCAACGACAGATTCTGTTAAGGCAGCAAGGCCAGACATTATTATTACAACAGAAGAAGCAACACCAATTGAGTTAATGACAGACCTTATATTTGAGGATATAGGTGGACAAGAATTAATTAATATTGCAAGAACAGATATTGTAAATGGTCAAAATGTTCTTTATCATCCAATTAAAAATTTAAGCAGTATATATTTTAAGTATAATCCACAAAATATATTAGCCCTACAAAAAACCTCTGAAGAGTATTTTAAAAAATTTCCAATAAAACTGGGTGATAAAATCCCTACCTGCGGAACTGGGCCAGATTGTAAAACAGTATATTTAGAGGATGGAACAGGAAACCTTATCATAAACGTGATAAATCTTGAGGATGATGAGCAGGTAGAGGTTCAGATCCTTATTAATGGAAAAATTTATAATGGTACAATATATGAGGCGGAATAACTATGATAACTAATACTGGTAAAAACATACTTGCAAAATATTTGATAGGACAGGCCCCTGCGTATGCCTCATATATTGCAATAGGCTGTGGAGCAAAGCCATTATCCTTAGATGCTAATTTTGGAGATTATTCAAATAAAACACGTTTAGATTTTGAAATGCTGCGTGTACCAATTACTTCTCGTGGGTATGTAACAGAAGATGGCATTTCTAAGATAGTTTTAACTGCAGAACTTCCAAGCGAAGAAAGATATGAGATTTCTGAGGTTGGTGTATTTTCTGCTGGAGCAAATTCTCAGGCTGGGGCATATGACAGTAAGACAGTTTATGCATTTACTCAGGATGAAAATTGGCAGCATCACGTTCCATCTTCTGGCACTGGTTTAGCAACAGCGATTCCAATTGTTTATTCTCCATTAGACGGAGACCTAGAAAATAATGTTATTAATCAACCATATTCAGTTTTTCAAACAAATGCAGATAATAGAATTTTTACAAATTCAAATAGAGTAAATAGATACGAAAGATGTAGATTTTTTAATAATATTGTTGTAATGCGTGGTAATTCATCATCTCTTACCTCTTCAGGTGGGCACATTAATGTTGGCTCTGGATCAGAGCACATACACCTAACTGGAGCAATAGTTGACTTTACCAAAAACTCACCAACAGACGATATTAAATTTGGATTTACTGTTATAAATAAAACAGGCAACTCTATTGCTGTTCCAGACAATGTAAAAATTCTTTTAGAATTTTCTTCTACGGATGTTCATAATACGGGGCAGTGGGCCAGATTTGAGTTAGATTTAAACAATGGTACTGGTTCTAACCAACATGACTTTTCTACAAGCAGATACGTTGTAGCATCTAAGCAATTACAACAATTATATATGAGTGACGGGTTTACTTGGAATAGCGTAGATGTTGTAAAAATTTATGCATGTGTTACTGAAAACGGTTCGCCATCAGAAGATTTTTATGTATGTTTTGATGCAATTAGATTAGAAAATAATAGCAGTATAAATCCATTATATGGAATGACTGGTTACTCTGTTATAAAGACAAATGGATCTCAAACAATTGTTAAGGCAGCAAATACTACTAACTATATAGAATTTAGATTTGCTTTGGATGTACAATAATGGCAGATAATAATATTAAAAAAGTTATTATACTAAAAAAAGATTTGCCACAATTTTATGGTTCAGATCAAGAGTATGTAGTTAAATATAGAATAATCACAGAAGATAAGAACAGGACTTCTCATTGGTCTCCAAACTATAAATTACCTGTAGCACCAGTTACAGCAATAGATTATAGAATTGCTGTAGAGCAGTCTCACGATATGATCAATGCTGTATGGACTCCAAATTCTACAACAAAGTCAGAATTTGATATTTATGTTAAATGGGACAGTGATCCATGGCAGTTTATATCTACTGTTTTTACAACAAGTTATTCTACAATTATTAAATCTGGAGCAGCACATTTTCAACTTGCTGTACAGGTTCCAACATTTCCGAAGGAGCGTTTTTCTGGGGCTACATTATTTGAGTCTACCCAGATAAACGTTTAATGGTATAATTAAATATGGCAAAATTACCTTTACCAGAAAGAGGGCAGCCACTAGATGTTGCCTATATATATGAACTTGCAAATGCATTAAACGATGTTGCATCTCAAGTTTCCTACTCTACAAATAAGTATGTTTCTGTAGATGCACCAGGCGTTGGAAGGCAGAACGTAAAAGCATCTGAAGCAAGAATAATTGGTGGATACGTAGATGTTGTAATTAGTTCTACAAGAACAAAGGGACAGGAGTCACCATTCTCATATGACTTTCCAACCGATTTTAAGTATACCCCAATAGTTACAGCAACTCCTATAAATGTGGGAGCAACGGATGCTGGAAAAGATGTCACGGTAGTACTAAAGAGTATTACAACTTCTAAAGTTGAGGGCGTTATAAGATTTAACAATACGGGTGATGTATCTGTTGCGGTCAATCTTATAATTGTTGGTATACCTAATTAATGATTGTATGTCAAAAATGCAAAAAAAGAATGTTTGTAGATAGGCAATACAGCAAGATAGACCATCTTGAGGTATACTGTTTGTATTGTGGATCACGAAGATTTTTTCATCCACCTAGTCAATCCTTGGAGGGGCAATGGCTACTAGAAAAGGAAAAGTCTCTAGCGAAGAGTACAATAGCGCCCCTGTAATACCTGGAAATAAAAAAGTTTGGTTTTTAAATAAAGATTTAGTTAGGGTGCACCATATAAATAGATCTAATGGGATTATGTCTATTTATAATATAACACAAGATAGACTGGAAAGTTGTTTGATAAGTGATTTTAAAAAACATCGTGAAAGAGCATATACAGTTGGAGAAACAGCAGATCTTGTTAATAGGCATAAAAAATATATGCCATCTTTAATGAAGCGTGGGATTATTCCATTTCCAACTGGATCACAAAAGGGTGGTGCACGAGGGTGGCAGGTGAGATCATATTACTCAGAATCTCAAATTTTTGAAATTAGAGATATTCTTGCTACATACCATATAGGTAGACCTAGAAAAGATAAATTAGTTACAAATGATATTACGCCTAGTAAAGCAGAGTTGACACGAAGAATGGGCGGTGGTATAATTACTTATACGAGAACGGAAGATGGAAGATTTATACCAGTTTGGTCAGAAAGTATATAATTAAATTTAGTGGCTTGACATGTATCAAAGAGTTTGATACCATAGATATAACGGAGGAACAATGACAGAAAACGATTCTACAAAAGTAAATGTAACACTTGGATATACACTTAATCTTGGTAATTTTCAGTCTTTAAGGCTGGATCTTGGAATTATTGATTCAAAGCGTGATGGAGAAAATATTGATCAGGCTTTTGAAAGAGTATATAAATTTGTTGAAGACAAATTAACAGAAAAAATCGCAGAAGCAAAGTCTGAGTTAGACGAACAGTAATGGCAGAACGCAAAGACCGAATGGCTTTGCTTAGTCGTTATAGCAAGTTACATACTCAGCGATATGAGCAGAAGCCTTCTCTCAATCTTAATGTAGAGCAATGGGCTGCCGATGCACTCATAGAATCATATGGTATTGCTGCTTGCTATGATTTACTGGCATATTATTTTGAAGTAGCGTCTTCTCCTTCTTGGAAGTACTTTGTAAATTATGCTGATGATATAATTGAAAAAAAGGAACAATTGATACAAGATAAAAAAGAAAGAGAGCAGAGAAGGGCTATGGCGAGGAAGTGGTTAAGTGAATAATACAGAGGCAAAACTAATTTCCGCAGTCCTTAATGATAAGCAAATACATGTATTATTACAGGCAAATGTAGAAAACTTGCTAAGAACTCATAATGATATTTGGCAATTTATTAGAAGATATTCAGAAGCAAACGGTTCTGTTCCACCAGAAAGTTTAGTTGTAGAAAAGTTTAGAGACTTTGTTCCAGTCAAGGGTGTTGGCGCAACAAAGCACCACCTTGATGAATTACAAACAGAATACTTGAATGATAGTCTAAAAGATATTTTAAGATCTACTGCATCAGAGGTACAAAGTGGTTTGGGTGTAGAGGCGCTAGAATCATTAATTACAAAAACATCAGAGTTAAAAAAGAATACTGCAGCAATTAGAGACATTGATGTAACTGATTTAGATTCTGCAATTGGATATTTTGAAAATGTAAAGAAACAGCAAGAGTTGGGTGCTGTAGGAATTAAGACTGGTCTCCCAGGGTTTGACAACTATCTGCCTGCAGGAATTATGCCAGGTCAACTTGGAGTATTCTTAGCATATCCTGGAATTGGAAAGTCTTGGCTATCTTTATATTTTGCTGTTCAGGCTTGGAAACAAGGCAGAAGCCCTCTTGTAATTTCCTTAGAAATGTCTGAAACAGAGGTTAGAAATCGTGTCTTTGCCATTATGGGAGAGGGACTGTGGTCTCATAGAAAGTTAAGTTCTGGACAGGTTGAGATTGACATGTTAAAACAATGGCATGCCAAAAACCTAGCAGGCAAGCCTGAGTTCCATATTATTTCTAATGATAACGGTGGAGAAATTACACCATCAGTTCTTCGTGGAAAGATAGATCAGTATAAGCCAGACTTTGTAATTGTGGATTATCTGCAATTAATGAGTCCTAATCAAAAGTCAGATAACGAGACGGTACGAATGAAGAATCTTTCAAGAGAATTAAAGTTAATGGCTATTGCAGAAGAGGTTCCAATTATTGCTATTTCTTCTGCTACTCCAGATGACGTTACTAAGTTAGATACCGTGCCAACACTTGGTCAAACTGCTTGGTCTCGCCAGATTGCATATGATGCAGACTGGGTATTGGCTCTTGGTCGTGGTCCAAATAGTGATATTATTGAATGCGTATTTCGTAAAAATCGTAACGGTTTTATGGGAGAGTTTTTAGTACAGGCTGATTTTGACAAAGGATACTATAGATACAAGGACTATGAAAATTAATATAATTCATTATAATATACAGTATGGCAAATTTTCACCACAAGCCCATAAAGAAGTTTGGTTTAGATGGAGTAATCCATGATGAATCTGCTATTGGCAGGCTTAAGGGTGAATATATCAGACTTATCGTATCTGAAATGCGATTATCTGGATATGTTCCAAGATTTGACATCGAGCCAGACTTTACTATAGACTATAATGAGAAAAAGAAATACTTTGAATTTGAATTAACAGTACATGGAGTATACACAGGAAGAAAACAGAGCGAATGGATACTAGGAATAGACGAAACCAAACCGATATATATACAAAAGAGCAAATCAAGCGAGTACTCTCAGGTTCAGGAATAACTGTAGAGTCAGAGGTAGACTCTGATTATATTATTTTTTGTCCATTTCACTCAAACTCAAGAACCCCTGCTGGAGAAGTTGATAAGCGTACAGGTAAGTTTTTTTGTTTCTCTTGCCAACACGTTGCTGATTTAACAGAACTAGTTATGCATACCTCAAGCAGGACTTACTTCGAAGCAATTAGGTTTATTAAAAGTAAGCAGACAGAGACAAACTTAGAAAAAGAAGTTAACCAGGCTCTATTTGTAAAACCAGACTTTATCCAATTTGATGAATCTCTTCTTGCAAGGTTGCATGGCACACTAATGAGCGTAGAAAGAGCAAGACAATATTTCTTATCTAGAAAAATAGTAGAGTCTTCATGGGTAAAATTTTCATTGGGGTATTCAGAAAAACAGGATATGGTTACTGTTCCAGTACACAGTCCAGATGGTATGCCTATAGGATTTGTTGGAAGATCTATAGAAGGTAAAGAGTTTAAGAATACTCCAGGATTACCTAAATCAAAGACATTGTTTAATTTAAATAGAGTTAAAACTGCAGACAGGGTTTATGTTGTAGAATCTTCATTTGATGCTATAAGATTAGATCAGGTTGGATTTCCAGCAGTTGCAACATTAGGTGCTAATGTATCAAATGCACAAGTAGAATTGCTTCAAAAGTATTTTAATAATATAATTATTATTGCTGATAACGATGAAGCAGGCGGTAACATGAAAGAGAGAATCTTAGAAAGATTAGGCTCACGTGTTAGCGTAATACAATTAGATAATCAGTATAAGGATATAGGCGATATGACAGATGATGCAATTAAAAATTTAGAGTATCAGTTTGACAAATCAATACTATCTATGCTAAACTAGACAATACACAAAGGAGAAAAACTATGAGCGTAATTAAGGGACTAAAAGATATAAACGCCCTGCTCGAAAAACCAAAATATGATGGAAACGCACAAAAGGTTCGTTGGTTGAAGTTGGCTGACGGACAATCCGCAAAGATTCGATTTGTGGAAGAATTGGATCCAGATTCAGCAAACTATGATGAATCTCGTGGTCTATCTGTTGTTGTAGCAGAACATACAAATCCAAAGGACTATAAGCGTAAAGCAGCATGTACTCAGGAAACAGAGGGTCGTTGCTTCGGTTGCGAAATGGCACGTAAAGAGCCAAAAAGCGGTTGGAGAGCACGTCTTCGTTTTTACTGCAACGTTCTTGCAGATGATGGGTTAGAAGATCCATATATTGCTGTTTGGTCACAAGGCATTAGCAAGCAATCAGCATTCAACACTATTCGTGAGTATGCACTTGAAACAGGAAGCATCTCAAATCTAGAGTGGAAGTTAAAGCGTAATGGACAGGGAACTGAAACCAATTACACACTCCTTCCAACAAAACCAGACTCTGAGCCATTTAAGTGGGAAGGTAAAGAGTACTTCAACCTAGAAAAGGTTGTTCGTGAAGTTCCTTATCCAGAGCAAGAAGCATTTTACTTTGGGTTTGACACTCCATCAGTTACCTCAACAAACATTGACTGGTAATTGATGCAATACGTAGGCTTACACGTTCATACCCATTACTCGCTGTTTGACGGAATCGCTACTCCACAAGAGTATGTAGATCGTGCAGTGAGTTTGGGTATGCCAGCAATAGCGATTACAGACCATGGCTCCCTTTCTGGCCATAGAGAGATGTATCGTGCTGCTAAAGAAAAAGGTGTTAAGCCTATACTTGGCATAGAAGGATATATGTGCGATGATCGATTTGATCGTAGAGACAAAGAAGATCGCAAAGAGCCATTAGATATGGTTTATAACCACATTATCCTTCTTGCCAAGAATCAAAAAGGTTTAGAAAATCTAAATAAGTTAAATGAAATTGCTTGGACTGAAGGCTATTATAAAAAACCAAGAATTGATTTTGAAGTTTTAGAGAAGTATTCTGAAGGAATCATTGTTTCTTCTGCATGCCCAAGTGGAATTATTGCTAAGTCAATTGAACTTGGAGAACTGGCAATAGCAAAAAAGCATATTGAATGGTTTAAGAAAGTTTTTAAAGATGATTACTACATAGAAGTTATGCCACATAACTCTCCAGAAATAAATAAAGTTTTATTAGAATTGGCAGATCAATATAAGATTAAGGCAATTGCAACACCAGACTGCCACCATGTAGATCCATCTCAAAAAGAGATTCAAGAATTTAAATTAATTTTAAATACCTATAGCAATAAAACACAAAAAGATGCGACTTATGAAAAATCTAAAAAGTATAAAGACATGATGTCTAGACTAGATTATTTATATGGAGCCGATAGACAAATGTCGTTTAATAAGTTTGAAATACATCTTTTGTCGTATGAAGAAATCAAGTCTGCCATGCAGAAGCAGGGTATTGATAGAGAAGATATTTATCAAAACACCATTGACCTTGCAAATAAGGTAGAAGACTACGATATTCGTGATGGATTAAATTTACTACCAGTACAATATAAAAACCCAGACAAAGAATTAGAAGATTTAGCAATTGCTGGACTAAAAGAAAAGGGTCTAGATGGTGATGAAAGATATATAGAAAGAATTCAAGAAGAATTATCTATAATTAAAGATAAAAAGTTTGCACCATACTTTCTTGTAGTTAGAAGCATGATTGCTTGGGCTAAAAAGGAAGGCATCATGGTTGGTCCTGGTCGTGGATCGTCTGCTGGCTCACTTCTTTGCTACACACTTGGAATTACCGACATTGATCCAATTAAGCACGGTCTACTCTTTTTCCGTTTTATTAATCCAGAACGCAATGACTTTCCAGATATTGATACAGATATTCAAGATTCACGTCGTGAAGAGGTAAAAGATTATTTAGTTAGACAGTATAGGCATGTTGCTTCTATTGCAACATTTTTATCATTTAAAGATAAGGGTGTTGTAAGAGATATTTCTCGAGTATTAAATATACCATTACCAGATGTTAACAAGGTATTAAAACTTGTAGATGGATGGGATGATTTTTGTACATCAAAAACAACAGAATGGTTTAGAGAAAAATATCCAGAAGTAGAAATTTATGGAGAAATGATTCGTGGCAGAATTCGTGGAACTGGTATTCATGCTGCTGGTGTTGTAACAAGTAAAGAGCCTATCTTTAAGTATGCTCCAATGGAAACAAGAAATTCTCCAGGAAGCGATGAAAGAATTCCTGTTGTTGCAGTCGACATGGAAGAAGCAGAAAAAATTGGTTTAATTAAAATTGATGCTCTAGGATTAAAGACACTATCAGTATTAAAAGATACTTTAGATATTATAGAATCTAGAGAGGGCAAGAAGATTGACCTATTGTCTATAGACATGGATGACAAAAATGTATACCAGATGTTATCTGAAGGATATACAAAGGGTGTTTTTCAATGTGAAGCAACTCCGTATACTAACTTATTAATTAAGATGGGTGTAAAGAATTTAGCAGAACTTGCTGCTTCAAATGCTCTTGTTAGACCAGGAGCAATGAATACAATTGGAAAAGATTATATTGATAGAAAACATGGTAGACAAAATATAGACTATGGGCATCAAATATTAAAAGCATTTACAGAGGAGACTTATGGCTGTATTCTTTACCAGGAACAGGTTATGCAAGCATGCGTATCGCTTGGCGGTATGTCCATGTCGGAAGCAGATAAAGTTAGAAAGATCATTGGAAAGAAAAAAGATGCTAAAGAATTTGATGTGTTCAAAGACAAGTTTATTGATGGCGCTTCTGCTTATATTTCTCCTAACTCTGCTCGTGACCTATGGCATGATTTCGAAGCCCACGCAGGATATTCTTTTAATAAGTCCCACGCAGTAGCATATTCAACATTATCTTATTGGACTGCGTGGCTAAAATATCATTACCCACTTGAATTTATGTACTCACTATTAAAAAATGAAAAGGATAAAGATGCACGAACTGAATATCTTATTGAAGCGAAAAGAATGGGTATTAGCATTAAACTACCTCATATTAACGATTCGGATATTGATTTTAAAATTGAGGGTAAGGGTATTCGGTTTGGACTCTCGGCAATCAAGTTTATCTCTGATAAGATTGCAGAACGATATATATCGGCACGACCTTTTAAGTCTTATGCAGAACTTGAACAGTTTACATTTACAAAAGGTAACGGAGTAAATAGTCGTGCATTACAGGCACTTCGTATAATTGGTGCAGCAACATTTGCAGACAATCCACGCAACGATGAAGAAATTAAAAATAATTTATATGAGTATTTAAATCTTCCAGAATTTAATTTGACCGTTCCATCTCATTATCATGCTTTTATAACTCCTGCAGAGGATTATGAAGAAAAGGGTTCTTTTATTTTAATGGGCATGGTTAAAAATATTAAAAGGGCTAAGGGCTGGTCAAGAGTTGAGATATTAGATAAAACTGGAAGCGTTGGCATTTTTGACGAGGAGCAGACAACCATTGAAGCAGGTGTATCATATATAGTTCTTGCTAATGACAACAGGATTCTGTCTGCTGTTCCTGTAGACTCAATAAAAGGATCAGAAAGTGCTTTAGTAAAATTTTTAAACTATAAGATGCTTCCATATAAAGATGATGAGATGTTTGTGGTATCATTTAAACCAAGAGTAACAAAGGCTGGAAAGAAAATGGCATCGCTTACTGTAGCGGATTCATCTAGAGATTTACATTCTATTACAGTATTTCCTACTGCATTTGCAAAAGCATATATGAAAATAGAAGAGGGCAATGCCTATAAATTTACACTTGGAAAAACAAAAGACGGAACTGTTATATTGGAGGATATAAATGTTTGATGACCTAGCAGAAGAAATACATAAAAATGCAGTAGACAAAGGATTTTGGGATAGAACCGTAGATCCCATTTTTATAGCAAAACAGATGATGATGATTGTTTCAGAGGTATCTGAGGCCATGGAGGCACTTCGTAAAGATATGGATCCAGATCAGATATCAGATGAGTTTGCAGATATTATTATTCGTACTTTAGATCTTTATGCTGGTATTGCAGAAGCAGGGTACGTAAAGAAATCTCTTGATTATGCTATTAAAGAAAAAATGGAAAGAAATTCACATAGACCAAAGAAGCATGGAGTAAGATTCTAATGACAATAACAGTAGAAGATGTATTAGCACAACTAAACCCAAAATTGCGTAAGGGTGTGATGATTGGTGACACAGTGCCAGAAACTCAGTATGCAGCAACACCAAGTTATGGACTAAATCGTGCATTAAATGGGGGACTTCCATATGGCAGACAAGTTCTTATTTGGGGATCTAAGTCATCTGCGAAGTCCTCACTATGCTTACAGATGATTGCAGAAGCACAAAAAGAAGGAAAAATCTGTGCTTGGATTGACGCAGAAATGTCATATGATAAAGAGTGGGCAACAAAACTTGGAGTAGATACGTCTAAGTTAATTGTTACACAAACAAGGACCATCAATGAGATGGTTGATGTTGGGGTGCAGTTGATGGAGGCTGGAGTAGATTTAATTGTCGTCGACTCTATTACATCCTTATTGCCTGCAATTTATTTTGAAAAAGATTCTGATGAATTAAAACAACTTGAAAACACAAAGCAAATTGGTGCAGAGTCTAGAGATTTTAGTAATGCTTGGAAGATGCTTAACTATGCAAATAATAAAGTTAAGCCAACACTACTTGTACTTATTAGTCAATCTCGTAATAACATTAGTGCTATGTATACAAGTCAGCAACCAACGGGTGGTCAAGCCACCAAGTTTTATTCGTCTACTGTGATTAAACTATTCTCGTCTGAGTCAGATAATCAGGCTATTAAAGGTAAAATTAATGTAGCAGATAAATTGATTGAAGAAAAAATTGGTAGAAAAGTTAGATGGGAACTTCAGTTTTCTAAAACATCTCCTGCGTTTCAAAGTGGTGAATATGATTTTTATTTTAGAGGAGATCATGTTGGTATAGATACTATAGGAGATTTGGTCGATACAGCAGAACTTATGGGTATTGTAGAAAGAACTGGAGCATGGTATGTTCTTCCAGATGGAACAAAGGTTCAGGGAAGAGAAGGTTTTATTAATAGAGTAAGAGAGGACCTTGATCTTCAAGATATGATTAAGAGTAAAGTACGTGAATAAGTACTCAGTTTATCCTGGCAAGTTTCCATGTAAAGTCTGTAGAGAAGAAGTAAAGAGCATTAGAATTTATGCAGCAACTGGAATGGGGTCTTGGATGTGCTCAAAGAAACATCTATCTGAGGTCCATGTTTTTCAGGTTGGATATAAAAAGAAAAAGGATTATGACAGAAAAGAACGAGAGTAAAAGAATAGGTGCTAGACAGCATAAAAATTCTGGTAGAAATACCAAAAAAGGCGATGCCACTTGGGAAAATTTTACTGTAGACTTTAAAGAATCTTCTAAATCATTTACATTAAATAAAGATGTTTGGGCCAAAGCGGTTACGGATTCTATAAAAAATAATAATGACCCAGCAATTGTTGTTATTTTGGGAGAGGGTAATCAAAAGGTCAGGCTTGCTATAATAGAGTTTGCAATACTAGAAGAAATGGTGAATAATGGAAAAGACAGAGAATAATAAAACTACGCTAGAAATGATAAATGGATTATCTGAAATAGCAGATTATATGCAGGACGAAGACTTAAATACTGCCCTAACATTTATTGCTAAGGTTATCATAAAGCCAGATATACCAATGAATGTTGCCACACTAGAAATAGTCAGGTTGCAGGCCATTGCAGCAAAGATGGCGTTTAAGGCAACATGGATGGCTAATGTAGACAAGTCAGACAGAGGAAAGAAGAATATTTATTACACAGCAGCAGAGTCAATAAACAACCTTGTATCTGCTCTCAAGTATATTACTCGATGAGTAATGGTATAATTATATAGAACAAGGGAAATTTATGACAAAAAATTTATTAAAGCAAGTTATGATCAAGGACACAAAAAAGAAATCAGAGCCCACAAAGGCAGATAATTCTTTTATTGATGGACTTATAGAAACAATACAGTCTGGCTATACAATTAAAATAAAACCAAAATTTACAAAAAAGCAGGCCTTCAGTCCATCTACTCTTACATATGGTGCTGGAGAATGTCCTAGATTTTGGTACCTAGCATTTGACGGAGCAAACTGGTTTGATAATGCTGACGCCTATGGTGTTGCAAACAGAACTTCTGGAACACTTAGCCATGATAGAATTCAAGATGCCATACTTGATGCTGGAATATTAGATGAAAGTATGGAGTTTGATAAAGAGCCAAATAAATATAAAAAGCAAAAACATCCAGCAATGGAGTTTAGAATAACATATGACGATCCACCAATCTCAGGATATGGTGATGTAATGTTAGACTATAATAACAATAAAATCTTGGGTGAAATTAAAACAATGCCCAACGAAGGCTTTGAGTATAAAAAGGCAAGTAGAAAACCAAAATCTGGTCACCTTATGCAACTTCTTATGTATATGAAAATAAAGAAGATGGATAAGGGTGTTTTGATTTATGAAAATAAAAACAATCATGAGTTATTAACATTACCAGTATTAGTTAACGATCATTATCGTCGGTGGGTAGATCAGGCGTTTGATTGGATGAGAACTGTGAGAAAGGCCTGGGAAGACAGGACTTTACCAGAAAAGACATACAGAGCAAATTCAAGAATTTGTAAAGCATGTCCAATCCAAAAAGCATGTGCTGAAGCAGGAACAGGGGTAATCAAAATTAAACCTCTGGAGTTGCTAGAAGATGAAGCATTGTAATTGGTGTGACAATGAATTTGTAACAACAATAAGTTATCAAATATACTGCTCTACTAAATGTAGAGATGAAGCAACAAAACAAAAGATTGCTACAAGGTATATGATTACTAGAAGACAAAAAAGAAAAGGCAAAGATAGAAGATGTAAATCTTGTAAAAAGATTTTATCTATTTATAATGATGACTTATTGTGTGGTCTTTGCCAAGTAAATCCCAGAGATGTTGACAAGGCACTAAAAGATATTAAAGGCAGGATGAATGGAAAGCAATAGCCCAAAAATTATTTGTTCTATAGATGCAAGTACAAATAGCCTTGCCTTTGCTCTTTTTGATACCGAAGAAAAAACATTAGGAGTTGTTGGAAAAATCAACTTTAGTGGAAATGATACTTATAAAAAAGTTATGGATGCTGGTCAAAAGGTTAGGGCATTTTTTGACTACTACGGCGGATTTGAAGCAATCGTAATTGAGCATACAGTATTTATGAATAGCCCAAAAACTGCTGCTGATCTAGCATTGGTACAAGGTGCTATCCTTGGTGCTGCTGGTCAGTCTGGTACCAAAATTATAGGCAAGGTATCTCCAATAACGTGGCAAAATTTTATTGGAAATAAAAAGTTGACTAAAGAAGAGCAATTACTAATAAGAAGTCATAATCCTGGAAAATCTGATTCTTGGTATAAGTCTTACGAAAGATCTTTCAGAAAACAAAGAACAATCAATTTTATTAATCTAAACTATGATAGAAAAATTGATGATAATGATGTTGCAGATGCCTGTGGAATTGGCCACTGGGCAATGCATAACTGGAATAAGGCTATAGGGGTTGACAAATAGGGCTATGGGTGCTAAACTATATACAAGCGAGGCTTGGCTCCGTAAAAGGTACCTTATGGACAAAAAGTCTCCACAAGACATAGCCAAAGAGTGCGGGGCAAGTGTAGAGACCATCTACGTATATCTTGCAAAGTTTGGACTAAGGAGGTCAAAAAGATGAGTACTATAAAAAAATTATTAGCAGTGCTAACTATTTTTGGTGCATTTGGAATAGTTTATGCCCTGTATGCATTAAAGACTATACCAGATACATTTGAGTTTGATATAGATGAAATGGAGCGACGTGACTATGACAGAGAAATTTAATATTACAGTTGATCAAGTTAATCATCCAGAACATTATACAAGCGATCCGTCTGGTGTAGAGTGTATACAGATTACTCGTCATAGAAATTTTAACATTGGAAATGCCTTTAAGTATTTATGGAGGGCAGGACTAAAAAATGAAAAAACCCATATTGAAGATTTAAAAAAGGCAATCTTTTATATACAAGATGAAATTAAAAGACTAGAGGGGAATTATGACAAGCCCTGAAGAGGATTTAGTAAAACATTTAGATCAGGTAAACCTTGTTGTTGGAGAATATCTAAAAGGAAATGATCCAACACAAATTTCCAAAGAGTTAGCAATACCAAGGCAAACCGTTGTAGGTTATATCAATGAATGGAAAGTCATGGCATCTGCCAATGATGCTATTCGTGCTCGTGCTAAAGAAGCACTTGCTGCAGCAGATACACACTACAGCAAACTTATATCTAAATCATATGAAGTTATAGATGAAGCATCGATGACAAATAATCTTGGTGCCAAAACTGCTGCAATTAAATTAGTTATGGATATTGAGTCTAAGAGAATTGATATGTTGCAAAAGGCTGGGCTACTAGAAAATAAAGAACTAGCAGAGGAAATGGTTCAGATTGAAAGAAGACAAGAAGTTCTTATGGGAATACTTAGAGACATAGCATCTGAATATCCACAAATTCGTGATGAAATTATGAGAAGGCTGTCTGATATTGCAAAAGACAATGAGGTTATAACAATTGTCCACGATGTTCGATGACTTTTTAGAAGCATTAAAAGATGATCATTTTGCTGAAAAACCAGTAGATGTAAAAACCTTCGTTGAATCAGCAGATTTTTTGGGGCAGCCGAAACTTTCAACTATTCAATATGATATTGTCGAAGCAATGAGCCAAATATACAAAAAAGAAGATTTGCAAAATCTTTTTGGTGAACAAGATGGGTCCAAACATTATGATAAGTACACAAAAAATGAAATCATACTTCAACTAGGAAAAGGTAGTGGAAAAGATCATACATCCACAGTAGCCTGTGCATATGTTGTTTATAAGTTGTTGTGCCTAAAAGATCCAGCACGGTATTTTGGTAAGCCACCAGGGGATGCTATAGATATTATCAATGTTGCTATTAACGCACAACAGGCTAAGAATGTTTTCTTTAAAGGCTTCAAAACAAAGATTGAGAAATCTCCTTGGTTTGCTGGCAAGTTTAATGCTAAAGCAGATTCTATTGAATTCGATAAATCAATTACAGTTTATTCTGGACACTCAGAAAGAGAGTCTCACGAAGGTTTAAACTTAATGATGGCAGTTCTTGATGAGATTTCTGGTTTTGCTCAGGAAATCGGTACTGGAAATGATCAAGGGAAGACTGCAGACAATATATATAAAGCCTTTCGTGCATCAGTAGATTCTCGTTTTCCAGATCTTGGGAAGGTAGTTCTTTTATCATTTCCTAGATATCAAGGAGACTTTATTTCAAAAAGATATGACGAAGTTGTTGTAGATAAAGATGTTTTACAAAAAAGTCATACGTTTATAATTGATCCATTACAAAGTGAAAACAATCCAGATAACCAACTTCAAATTACTTGGGAGGAAGACCATATTAAATCTTACAGGTATCCTGGCGTTTTTGCATTAAAAAGACCTACGTGGGAAGTTAATCCAACTAGAAAAATTGATGATTTTAAAATTGCATTTTTAACAGATCTTGGAGATGCAATGCAAAGATTTGCTTGTGTTCCAACCTACTCATCTGATGCTTTTTTTAAGCAAACAGAAAAGGTAAGAAACTGTATGAGCATAAGAAATCCTCTCGACAATTTTAAAAGATTTGAAGAAAGTTTTAAGCCAGATCCAGATAAAACATACTTTGTGCATGCAGATCTTGCACAAAAGCATGACAAGTGTGCCGTAGCAATTGCTCATGTCGATAAGTGGGTTAATGTTCAGGTAATTAAAGACTATCAGCAAATATCTCCGATAGTTATTGTAGATGCAGTAGCCTGGTGGGAGCCAAAGGTAGAAGGTCCAGTAAACCTGTCAGAAGTAAAACAATGGATTCAAAACCTTAGAAGGCTTGGCTTTAATATAGGAATGGTCTCATTTGACCGTTGGCAATCTTTTGATATACAAAATGAATTAAGAGCGGTAGGCATGAGAACAGAAACGGTATCAGTAGCAAAAAAACATTATGAGGATATGGCCATGCTTGTATATGAAGAAAGACTTATAATGCCATCAATTGACCTGCTTTTTGAAGAATTAACAGAACTAAAGATTATGAAAAATGATAGAGTTGACCATCCAAGAAAAAAATCTAAAGATCTTGCAGACGCTGTGTGTGGTGCTGTTTTTGGTGCTATATCACATACCCCTAAAGATCAAAACCTTGAAGTAGAGATTCATACTTTTAGAGACAAGCCACGTAGAGTTGACACGCTCCCAGAGAACGTGATACAATATAATCCTAGTCAAATAGAAGCAATAAATGACTATTTGGATAGACTAAAAACAATATAAATCAAAATGAATAATAAAAGGAGAAAAATGAATTCATTTAAGAAAATCGCTCTAGCCATGGTTGCAGCCATGACTACCGCAACAATCGTAGCAACACCTGCAAGTGCTGCTGTAATGACAGTCGCTGTATCTCTTGACGGAACCGCTAATACAACTAATTCCTCAATTGCCACACCTGCTGCATTGCCAGT